CGAGATTTACACCCAATAAATCATCATGGCCCATGAAAAGACAGTATCAAAAAGGAGTTTGGGTAACGGAAGAAGGTCAATGAAACATTGTCGCCCCGGAATTGTTAATAACACACAAGGTGGCAATGGTGGTAACGCGCACGGAGACCAGAAACTGCCAACCAAACAACAGGTTACTTGCTTAGTATCTCGGCGAGGCCCCGGTTTGAACCTTCCGGGTTTGGGAACTAGAGAACATGTGCCTACAAGCACTGGGAAGCTGCCCCTTGTAACAGCTAGGTATTTGAGTTTAACCAACGCAACTTTTCGATTTGGTGATATTCAATACACACGAAGTGGTCGGATAAAGATTTTGGCATCTGGACCGGTGAAAGCAACTGCGGAGTTAATCAACCCCATCTTCAACACTGTCTTAACAGCTGTTACACATGTTGAAGAACCTGAAGAAGTTGAGCGTGAGGAGTTTGTTCTCCAACCGCAAGAAACACACCAGGTTAATCACAAAGTATTGATCGAAGAAATCGATCCAAGTGATGAAGAGTTAGGACCAAAGGAAATCGGTCCTGCACTTCCGCCATCCAATCTTGGCGTAGTAAAATATGGGAGAGTGCCGATAACACCAAAGTCTTTTGCAACGGTGATCAATAATTATAATGATTTGGTTATCACACGTCGAGCAAAATGGTACAATAGGCTTTTGTTTAGAAAGGAACCATCAACTTTTAAGGGCGGAGAAATCCATAACTTAAAGATTGGTAGGTTAATTGAACGCAAGCAGGGCGATGGACGTTGTTTGACGGTAGGGAATGAATGGATCAATAATGAATTGTTCACCTATTTGAGGATGCACAAATTTTCAAGATACACGAATAGGCAGGAATGTCTAGACCATCTTGAAAAATTAGGTAAACGATATTGGACTGAGGAGCTGAAATTGCCTTTGCAAAGCCTATCCTCTTTCGAAATGAACAGGCACTTCGCAACGATCGGAAAGGCGGTCGATGAAATGAATAATGAATTTTTACTGGCACCTGAGAGACAAGAATTGTCCAGGTATAGCGTGTTGAATAACATCGGTAATAGGCTGGAAAAATTCGGTTTGTTTCGTTCGAACCGTTTAAACTAAATACTAACCCCCGTCAAAATGTTGGTGTGCGAACCACTAACACTTTAGATTCAATCTGCCAATTCGGTGTTCAATTACTCCCGGCCGCTGATTGGAAGTTCGCAAAATTAGATCTATCACCACAAGACAGATTATGTAGATGTAAGAAGTATGAAATGTTGTTCCCTAACCCTTCTCTATTAGGTCGAACGCGTGAATCATACATAATGACACAATGTTATCATAATGACATTGTTGGATTAAGTAATAGATATCTGAAATGTGCTGATAATGATTATACGCCGAACAGAGTGCTTATCAATGAGATTCTTGATGAGTTGTGTGGAAAGCTCAAACCACATTTTTCTGGTCCTATATCTTTGAAAGAGTTCCTTAGCACGAAAACCGGTGCTTTAAGGAAGAGATATGAAGACGCCGCGGCAAATGTTTTTAAGTCCGGGTTCAAAATAGAGCAAATGTCTACAATTTCCGCTTTCATTAAAAATGAATTGTATGATGAGATGAAACCACCTCGCATGATTATGGGGAGAGACCCTAGATTTAATCTAGCTTATGGACTCTTCACCACTCCTTTGGAGCATGCAATGACGATGTTACCTCAGGTTTCCAAAGGTAGGAACTTTAAAGAACGTGGCCAACAATTTTTTGACCTGCTTTATGGTAAAGACTACTTGGAAGTTGATTTTTCAAAATATGAATCAACACAAAGATTAGGGGTCCTCAATGATGTCGAGCTCGGCATCTGGAGTAGATTACTAACACCTAGTGACTTTGAAATCATCAGACAATTATTCATCGCAAAAATGCGTAAGGCGGGACACACGCTTAATAATGTTAAGTTTGAATTTTGGTATTGCCGTGGTTCTGGCGATATGGATACAGGGTTATTTAATACACTCTTAACTTACGTTGCTTGTCGTTATTTTGAGAAAATTAACGGCACTGGTAATGGGAATTTTATTTGTGATGGTGATGATAATGTCATGTCTGTTCCGATTGGTGCTAAATACATCGATACTTTCAAGTTATTTGGATTTGATGCTAAATTGGAACATAGGCGTGATTATCATGATGTGAATTATTGTTCAGGAAAATTTCTGCAATATTCACCTGGCAAATTCTATTATGTTCAGGATTTACATAAATTGATGCAAAACCTTAGAACATTTAGGAAAATAAAATTCAATCATTGTAAGGGTGCTTATTTCCATTCTTTGGGTTTTATGTATAAACAACTTTACCCAAATTTCCCTGTTTATTCTAATATATCAAAATTCTTAATGAACATGGATCCTAAATCACACGTTAATGTAGCTATTTTAAATGAGATAAATCCAGCACATACTGAGGCCTTTATTAAATCAAATGACCTTGGTTTATCTGTAGATCCATCCATTTTACGTGTTGAGATAATGTGCAGTTTTGGTTTTTCACCTTCCGAAATTGACAGATTAGAGGACTACTATGATAATTCGATCGTAGTCTTGCGTGTTGACGAGCGTAGACGTTACAATGCTACAAAACAACCTGCAGTCAAGATGTCACCTGTGTTGATAGACGCGTTAGAACAACTTATGCGAAATTCAATAAGGAAACACATTTTTTCAAGACCTTTCATTGAAAAAGTTGTAAATAACATCACATACTAACTGAC